ATAATCAGACGGAGTATAAAAACATTTAGTTTTTTTCTTTAAAAGTTTTACATAAAAACATTCTTCATCAAATCCAAGTTGCTTCATCTTTAAAGCTAACTCATAAGGTACAAATTCTTTTTCCATTCTATTCTGATTTTACTTTGTTCTACAATTTCAATTAGTTTTTCAAGACAAATAAGTTCTGCTTCTTCGTAAGTTGATATTTTAGTCACACCAAATTCTAAATCTTCATTATTATCAATCCAAATGTAAAAGTCATAACTTTTTTTACCACTTATGATTTCTGGTTTTAGGCATGAATCTAAATTATACTTATCTCTAAACCATCTAAATGCTTGTGAGAATGTTGGACGTGATACACATAAGTCTGACTTACCATTCCAGTCTCTTGAATCGATAGGTTTCACACCTATATAATGATCATAGTTATTACCAGTATCTCCCGTATAAATGTACATGTAACACGGTAAATTAAATCCTAAATCTTTTAGTTTTACTGCCAAGTTGTAGGGTATAAATTCATTCTCCATTCTATTCTGATTTACTTTGTTCTACAATAACAATTAGTTTTTCTAAAGATTTTTCATTTTCATAAATAGTATTATTCTCTAGATTATAAACATACCAACCTTCTTCTCCAAGACAAACTCTGTACTCATCATCTATTTGTGGTATCAACCAACTAAAAGCTTGTTGATAAAGTGGTGCCAATACTTCGCAAGACAAATATTTATTTTTACCTTGAACAAATACAAAATTTCTATCACAATCAAAATAACCAAAACACGGTTCATCAAATCCAAGTTGTTTCATCCTTAAAGATAACTCATGTGATACAAATTCTTTTTCCATTTTTATTATTTTAATAAATTTAACCAATCAGTACTTTCATCTAAAACATCAATCTCCCCTAAATTTTTATCTGCAGTTACTTTTAACGAATCAACTATACCTGCACTATATGATGTTGCAAAACCATATGAACCTTTTTTACATTGGTAACAACTACCAGAATATCCATAAAAATAAAAATATCCTTCGTCTTCCTCTACATTAGATATCCCACTATTCATTCTCCAACTATCTCCAGTTAAGTAACCACCACCCCAACTACCAAAAACTTTGTAAAAGGTATTACCATTGTGAGTTATTTTCAATATAACCCACTTATCTGGTTTTTCACTTACTATTCTTATCGTTTCCATTCTGTGTATCTTGATATTTTTTGGTGAATGGGATTTTTACAATTACCTTTATGTGAACCCCATCTATTATTACCAACTCCAACTAAAATATACTCACAACCCTCAAGGATATAAACTTTATAGTTTTGATCATAATACAATGAAGTACTATCAAGTTCAAATCTTTTAGATTCTGGAGTTTTGGGACCTATTCCGTCCCCAACACAAGAGTATAACCCAATTAACACTATACTAAATATCATTATTTTCTTCATACCATTTTTCTATTTTAGTGGCTAAATCTTCTATTTTATTCTTAACCATTACATCCATCAGTTTCATTTTAGAAATTAATTCTAATCTTAGAGTGTGAAACTCTTCATCTTTAATTTCTTCAAATCTACTATAGTGTTTGAAACAGTAATCAACACCTTCGTTTTGAATTCGATAACTAACATTAGTCCAATTATCCAATTCATTTTCTAAATCTTCAATACTCATTTTAATATTAATTTTTTCATTGAAACAAAATTAAGAATAAAATATTAAAAAACCAAATAAAAAATAAAAAACCCCCACATTTCTGCAAGGGTTTATTTCATATCTATTTTTTATTAGTAATTAAAATATTTATTTTTTATTTTTTCCTTTATTAGTTCAAGTAAACTAACAGATAATTTTGTAAACGTTCTAAAATCGGTGTCAATACCTAAATCTTCTTTTAATATTGACATAGATTCTTTAAGAATGTAATTCATATAAGTTGTATAAAATTTTTCGAAAGATGTTTCACTATCAATCACATTACCATTTTCATCTATGAAATTAACATACATACCATAAGAATATTTAAAATCACCTATATTTATTACATATACATTACCAGATTCTTTTTTTATTGTCATAGAACCTATTAATTTATCTGATACTGTTTCTATAAGTTTAAAAATTCTTGTGGGTACATTATATTTTTCTCTAATATATTCATATCTTGATAAATTATTATTATCAGTTTCTTCTTTAAGTATTTTTTGTATAATATTTTTTGTCCCCATATTAAATTTATTTACAAAAAGTACTTTGTATAGCTGCCCACCAAGTGTTAGATTCATCTACTTCAGAATCTCCAGACATACCATATTCGTCTAATTCCTTTCTAATCTGTTGTACCGATTCTCTCCACATTCGCAAAGGTTTCTTTATTTCATCCCAAGATTCAGGATTTTCTTTTCTAGTACCTAAATAATTTTCTAATAATCTAATACCTTCTTCATATGTCTTAACACTCATAGTATTACAAATATCATGTTCTTTATGGAACTCCTCTTTAAGTATTTTTTTAATTAAACTTCTCATATTACTTACATTGACCCCATTCAAAACTTCTTACTCTACATCTTTTTTTAGAACTAAAACTAATATTAAATGAACATAATATAGCTTTTATTAACCATATACCAATTAAAACTGTTAAAGTGATAGAAGCTATTGATAGTACTAAAGCTGGCATCGCAAAACTACCTATTGTAATTAACGCCATACTTGTCCCAAAAAATTCTTTTAATACTTCATCACCACCTTCAGATTTTTCGGCTTCAGATTTTTTAGATTTTAAATCTTTAAATATTTTTTTAAGTTCACTGACATTTAATTTAGTTAAAAAATCTATAAATTTATTTAAATATTCTTTTATTGTATCTAACACTTCTTGTGCCTTATCCTTAAATTTTTCTTTTATTGTAGAACCAAACTTTTTTTCCACATACGAATCCATATCCGAAAATTGACAAAGCATTTCAGACGCTTCTTGTTGTATTTCTTCTTCGTTTGTTGTTGATATTCCCATATCTCTAATTATTTCGTCACCTCCATCAGAGGTTAATTCTTTAATAAAATCACTAGACTTTATGTTATCATCATCAATGTCATATTCATTCATCATTGAATTGTGTTCTTCTGAACTTGATCCCATTTTATATTCAAACAAATATTTAATCTTTTGAATTTCATTTCTTACATCTCTTTTCATAATAAAATTTTATTATAAATATCTGTAATATATAAAAAACCACACTATTTAAAGTATGGTTTTTAATGATAAACTAAATTATTAAATATTATTTTTCGATTGGTTTAACCATTTTTATATTGACTGTTGGTGTATCCATCCATTGACCGTCACACATTTTTATGGTACTCATTCCACTTTCATGTGACGATACGTTTGTTGCTTCTATTTGTGAACCGTCATTTAAAATTACCAATTCATCACAAACACTATCTTTTCTGAAAGATAAATATATTATCCCACCATATATTATCCCACTTAAAACTATTATAAATATTAAAAGAGTATATTTTCTTAACATACTAATCATTTATTTAATATTTAAAAATGTTCCTGAGTTACCAGCCACAGTTGTTGGTAATACCCCATCCCATTTTTGAGCCTTTAAGAACTCAACATATAAAGGGGTAATCTCTTTTTGTTTTAACTTCATAGCCAATGCAGATGCTTGTGCATCAATGATAACTTTAGCTGAATCACCTTTTGCGATTGCAATTTTTTCTTGAGCTTCTGCTTCAGCAACTAACTTACGTTGCATCGCTGCTTGTGCCTCTTGAACCGCCTTAGTTTTAGATTCGATTGCATTTTGTAATGCTTTTGGTGGAGTAATATTTGTTCTTAATTGAGACACTTCAAACCATTTAGATAGTCTTTTATTACATTCCGCCACAATAGCCGCCTCAAATTGTTCTCTGTTATTAAATATTGCATCCACTTCCCATTTATTTGCAACATCATTTACTGAAGAAACAATAGCATTCATCAACCAACCTTGTTCAATTTGTTTAATATCTAATCTTAGATTTTCAAACATATTACCAATTGCTGTCGGTTTAAGTGAGTAGTTGAAGCTCGGTTTAATAGATGCAGCAAACCCACCTTTTGTAATAACGGTTTGATCTTTATATTCAATATGTTGTTGAAATGTGGGAAACTCTAACATTTGCTCTGTCCAAGTATTATACATTACCCAACCTGTTTTATATTCGTAACTGGATACACCACGTTTATCACCTGTTAAATTAACTTTGATCCCTACGTGTCCCGCATCTACTCTTTCTAATGCAAATGGTTGAATTATGGATAAAAATAAACCAATTACAAAAATACCAATTGGTTTGAGTAACCAAGAAATATTCAGACTTTGGGTTTCATCCCCCCATCTGTTTGGTTTTGTAATATGCATGTTTTCTCTTGTAGTAAATGCAACAAATACTGCAATTACTAACCCTAAAATAAAAATTACTGTACTAATCATTTTTTTCTTTTTTAAATAGTTTAATTGTTCCATTACTTACATAAATAAGGATTCCAACCAACCCAACGAAACTTAACAATTGGAGGAACCCGTTCACTTCTCTACTGACGATATGTTCGCCAAACCACGATGCAATTGCAATAAATCCCAACCACATCAATAACAATTTAAAATACTTCATAAAATTAATTTAGTTTATAATATGAATACAAAACTAATAAATTAATTTTGATTAGTCAAATAATTTTTAAAAAAATAATAGATTGTTTTATTTAGATATAGATTTTTCATCTATTTTCATATCACTCATAAATTTATCGTGAGATTTTTTGTATGATGTTTGAGTTTCATCATCAGCATCTTTAGTATACTGCCAATTCCAATATAAGGAATCATTTACTTTAAACCCATAATATTCATGTGATTCTTTTTGAGTTTTTGTAACATTTTCACCGTTCCAATTCTGACCTACACAAATAAAACCAGATTCTATATTTTTAATAATATTATCCTCATTTAATGTGGTATGTCTATTTTGAATCCAAGTCAATCTTTCCATTAAATTCTGGTAGTACATATTTGCTTGACCCCATCTAATTGATGAAAAGAATAGAACACAATCAGATTCAAACAACTCTTTTGATATCTTCCATAATTCATCAGAAGGTTCATTTATGTTTACCCAACACCTATGAAATCCTGATGGATTTTTTTTATTATCTTTCAATAATGCCTTTAATAAACCGCAAGAATTTCCTTCTGCTCTGGATACGTTACCTTCACAAGGTAATATTTTTAATTCCGTTATATCAATAAAAGTTGCTTTATCACCTAATTCTTCTTTAATGTATAAAGCCAATATTCTTGATTTAGGTATATCTAATTTTTTTGGATCAAATTGATAACGGTTTGAGCAAGATAAAAGTAATACCTTTTCTTTCTTTTTTAGTATATCAATAGTTTCTTTTAATTTAGTAAAACCATTTTTCTGAACTAATTCTTCAGACAACATTATTTGTCTTATTCTATTTAGTTCTTCAGTTAAAGTATTCATAGAAATATATTATAATCTAATTATGTCTTCTAAATCACTCTTAGATAATTTTATTATATCTACATTTGTAATAGGTCTAAGTTGTGACATTTGTTTTGCAGTTGACACTGAATATCTGTTTGAATTTTCAAACCACTGACCATTTTTATAAACAAATATTGGATACCAATTATAAGAGTATACCACATACGTTTTACCTGAATTAACGTAAATACCTTGCGTATTACTACCTTTAAATGGGATTCTATTAGTCACCAATTCTCTACCCTTACTGTTTGCAGTATTAAATTTCTTTTTAGTAATATTTGATCTATAAAGTTCTTCATCTTCATAATCAGAAACATTAATATTGTCCGTAAATAACTGATAAATTTGGAATGCCTCTAAACCACTAATACTGAAATTATCATTAATAAATTTTATTATTACATTATAAGGTGTACTTCTATCAAAATTTTCGCCTTTTAATGTTTTTAAAATATATCTTTCTAATTTTTCTTTTTTTTGATTTACTTCTTCAGTAATAATTTTTCTTATAATATTTTTCATATTTTATAAATATTCTTTAAAATAAAAAAATCCACACAATATTATGTATGGATTAATTAAAATTTTAAATAGTTATTAAGCTTTTTTAATTTTGTCGATAAATGACCAAACAAAACCAATTGCTGTCATTAAACCACCAGTAACTTCAGTCACAAGTGCTTCATCAAAATAACCTAACATAACTACTGCACCACCTACTGCTGTAAGTATGTGTCTAATTAAACCTAAAATCTGTTCTTTACTCATTTTTTTATTTTAATTGTATTGTTATTATAACTATAAATATCTTAAAATTTAGAAAATTATACCCTAACTTATAAATTGTCTGTACACCAGATAGGAGTTTTTTCTCCCATATACGCACCCATCACGTTAAAATTGAAGTACTCTACCGCCTCTTCTTCCGTCATTTCAACACTAAGTATTTCAATACACTTACTAACGGAATAAATTAATCTCATAGAAGTTTCATCTATACCAATTATTGCACCATCAAATCCATCTGCAATCAGAAGTTCTTCTTCTGGAAACCACTCTAAAATTTTATCTAACATTTTCTTTTATTTTATGAGTTTTACTGTTATTAACCTCTTTTTTTTTGTAATACCCGTAAGCATCACAATCAGCTTTTTTGGTTGTTTTACAACCGAATAGTAAAAATACTATTAATAATAATTTATACATATACTTTATCTTTTAATTTTTTTATAATTTTTGCTTTAGATCTATGCAGAAAAGCTTTAGAAGTACCCTCATGAATATTCAATTTTTTCGCAATCTCCTTATGTTTTAAATCTTCATAATAATATAAAGTAGTTACGACTTTATATGATTTAGGTAAATTCATAACCTCATCCTTTATATCTTTCATCATTTCGTCAATAGTGTAATCGTATTCTACATCAGGAACTTCAAAATGATCATAATATTCAAAAGTCATTTTTGTTTTTCTTATAAAATCTATCGTACAGTTTTTAAAAATTCTATATACCCATCCTTCAAAACTACCTTCAAAATCATATTTAGAAATGTTTTTAAATAATTTAATGAAACCTTCCTGAAGTATATCATCTACTGTTGTTGGTTCTTTAATATATTTCTTTATCGTTCTTACCGCAACAGGTTTACAACATTTAAATAGTTCAAATTCCGATTTTACATTATTTTTTATACAACCTTCGATAACAATTCTAATATCTGTATTCATAAAACATTATTTATAGATATCAAATATATGGATAATTAAAATAAAAAAAAAATATTTACGAAATTATTTATCAGTAATTTATTATTTTTCTTTTTGTTCCATCATCATAAATTTCAAAAACAACACCTTTATATTGTGAATGAACTTCTTGTCCAATTAAATTAACATACTTTACAATTGTTTTATTTTTAATTTTTCTCATAACATATATTGGACCATACATTTTAAATTTCCCATCAAAATCATATTGTAACAATCTATAATAAGTAAATTCTCTTTGAGTAAAATCTTCATGTGAATAATTTATTTCTATTGTACTAAATCCCGCAGCTTTTACATACGCAGTATTACTCCAATCCATACCATTCACACTTGACTCTAAAATAAAATAATCCGAATTATGTTCGGATGCGGTTACCCACTTAATAAGGTTTGATTGTATATAACTAAATCCTTCAAAATAAATTAATTCCACAGGTAAAGGATTTATCACTTGTAAGACACCAACCCATCCACCCCATGAACCAACGTTTGAAACATCGGAAGTCCATCGAATAGTAAGTTGTCCTGCTGCATTTGTTGCTATAATTGAAGGCGGAGTAGCTTCTCCCGTAAGAGTAGCTAAAAGAGGTGCAGATGTATTTGCTCCGTCATAAACGTATAGATAATCAAAATCAGTTTCCAAATCTAATTCAGTGAATGATAGCTCTAATTTCTTTGTGTTATCTGACGGTGTGAATGTTAGAGTTCTATTAACGTTATTAGAGTATCCTCCTAACAGAGTTGCGGTTGGACCTGCATCATCTGTTATCGTATATACGTAAGAATCTATATTTTGAGAACATGCACTAATGAAGGGAATGAGAGTATTTTCACTAGCATTGGTTGAAGTTATTCCCAAATCATCGACATATCTTTCATGTGTACCAGATGCTCTACCGTCTAGCAATCGAATAAAAACATTGGTTAAACCTAAAGATCCGATATTAAGTGAGTACTGAGTCCAAGTAGTAGTCGGAGCTGTGACAGATCCTCTCGTTGTCCAAGTAGTTCCGTTTGGTGATGTCTGGACATTTAGGGTCCACGCAGTTGAATTTGAACTTCTTCTGTGCCAGAAAGTTAACACGCCAGGGTTTGCAATTTGTGGAGTTCGAATAGCATCATTAACACCATTAAAAGTTAATTGATGGGTTCCTGTTCTTACTGGAGATGTACCATATACCATAGAAGTTGCAGTCCATGTACCGCGTTGAGTCGGTAAAGATCCATTAAAACTTTCATATAGAAAATATCTATCACATTGTGAATGTAGGTATAGTGATGAAAATATACTTAATATAAAAATCAAAAAAAATTTCATTTTCATTTTTTTTAAACTTCAATACCCTCATTAAAGATCCCCCAAAATTTCTCAGTGGAATGAACATATTATTAATATAAATATACTTTAAAAAATAATTTTTTCCACAATAAAATATGATTTTTATCAAAGAGTTGTTTTTAAAAAGCAAATACATACTTTTTATGATTAAAAAATAAAAATTTTCTATATGATGTACCTTAGTGTACTACTACGTTAATCCTTTATGATTAAAATTTATTATTGGGATTGTATTCGAGTTCTAAGTGAATAGGTTTATACTTATCTTTTACTCTATCGGATATAGGTATGGAATCACCATTTTCATCTATCCTAACAAATTTTATATTTGTACTCAAAACAACACTTTGAGTACCAGAATAAACATTATGAGATCTAGCCTCTAAGTTTAATGTTAGTGAAGTATTCCCCACATCAATAACTTTACCATATATTTTTAAAAGTTGACCTTCTTTTGCGGGTTTTTTAAAAAGACATTCATCTATTTTAACAGTAACCATTCTAGGTGTATCACAAACTTCCATTGCATAAGCTGCACCAGCAGCATCCAACCAAGCTAACAACTTACCACCAAATAAATTACCGTGAAAACCCAAATCACTTTTTTTAATAGGGTGTGTTGAAATTAAAATAAAATTATTCATATTTTTTTTTCATTAATTTATAATATTTTCTACCAACAGGCATATAAGAATCATTACCACCAATCATAAATTTAGATCCACTAAAAACTGGTATGTTTTCATGTAATCTCATATTCATTATTGCTTTATTATCATATTTACAAACAGTTTCAATTTCCTCTATCTCATCTGCCAAAGTCATAAGATACATTGACCCCTCAAATGGTTCACCTTTAAAATCTGATCTCAATCCGTAAGCAATTACATCACAATCTAATTCATCTACAATATCTGTTAACTGCCAAACCTGACATTTAGTTAAAAACTGAGATTCGTCTATAAAAACACAATCACAACCAAAACAATTTTCGGATACAAACTCAAATAAATTAGTTGACTCATCGAAAGAATACGCATCTCTACTTATACCAATTCTAGACGCGATTTTATTATTACCATATCTATCATCTAAATTAGAAGTAAATAGAATTATATTCCTATCTCTTTCTTCATAATTATACGCTGTTTTTAATAAATCTAATGATTTTCCTGCACCCATTGTTGAGTATCTAAAATATAACTTTCCCATAATTTTTTTATAAGTATAAATATTTATTTTTATAAAATAAAGTGATAATATATAAAATATGAAATATAAATTAACTAAAAAAGAAATCGGTAGACTATTATCTGATTACGAATATATGGGATATGATGAAGAATCGGCAATAGAAGATTTAATAAATTTAGTTTCATATCTTAATAATTTAAAATCTGATTTGATTCTATATAGAATAATTTGTTTAGATAGTAAAGAAGAATTAAATACTGTAAAAGTTGGGTCCCATTATTCTTTAAATAAAAAAAATCTCACAACTAATCATTATAGAAGGGGTAGTATTGCAGGAGATTGTAGAGGGGAAAAGGTATTTCTTTTAACGGTATCTATCAATAAATCGATGATAGATGTTATGGAAACTTTATCTAATAATATTTTGTTCCCACATGAAGAAGAAATAACTCTTAAAGATAAGGGTCAGGGGGTTATTGTTCTAAGTATCGAGGAATTATAATTTCTCCCATACACCACTATTTAATAATCTATACGAACCAATATGTTTCATTTTCCATTCATTTGGTTTTATAATACTAAGAAAGTTATTACCATTTTTTCCTTCATACAGATGATATATCTCACCAACTGATGGTTGAAAGTTATATTCTGATGTGTATATCATTTTAGTATCATCATACTCCTTTAAAAGAGATTCGTATTCTCTTTTTAATTCCTCCAATCTACTATTAAAATACTTATCTGCCTTTATGACATCACTTTTATCAACTACAATAGGTTCAAATTTTTGAGATCCTACTGTAGTTGGGTAATGTTTAGTGTTAGCATCATATTTTTGATGATCCTCACTATATACTATATAATCAGGTTTTTTCAAAGTAAATGTGCCTTTGATTCTATTATACCTGAATTAGTTATTTCCACAAAAGTCGCCTTTTCATTGTAATCCGATATCGTTCTACACCCACTGTAAGATAGTGCAGATTTTAACCCATCATTAAGACTTTCTATTATGTAGGAAACTCCTCCTTTGAATGGTATTAGTGTAGATTCACCTTCTATGTGTTTAGTAGACTGCCCATGTGTAGATTTAGTTTCTAAACTAGCTGAACCTCTATATTTTTTATAAAGTGAACCATCACGAATCGAAACAATTTTACCTGGAGATTCTTTTGTTCCAGCCAATAAGGAACCTAACATAACACAAGATGCCCCTAAACCTAAAGCCTTAGCAATATCACCACTATTTCTAATACCACCATCAGCCATAACAGGTATTTCTGAATCAACAATACAATCCACTATAGATTGTACGTTTGGTATACCATGTCCAGTTTTTATTCTAGTAGTACATAAACTACCACCACCAATACCAACTCTTAAACCATCGGCACCCCATTCACGTAGATCCATAGCAGATTCCGTAGTTGATATATTTCCAGCAATGATATCAACGTGATCAGGTAAGTTTTTCTTTAATTCAGAAATCATAGTTTTAACATTAGAATGGTGACCATGAGCAACATCAATAATTAATATATTCGCACCACTCTCAACCAATTTAGTTGCCCTAATAATATCTGAAGACATTACACCAATTGCAGCCATAACAGGAATGTCCTGAATTTCTGTGTACCAATTATCGTACATAACTCCCCATTCTTCATATGTTGAATTATCTTTAAAATGTTTTCTGACTTTTTTGACTTCTTCACATTGTTCTTCTACTGTCATAAATCTATGAATACAGCCTACACCACCTAGTTCAGCCATTTTAATTGCCATTTCATGTTCACAAACAGTATCCATACAAGATGCAACATAAGGGGTTAATATCCCATATCTTCTACTAACTTTTGTATTTAAATTAATTTGTGACCTACTACTAATATCTGAATATTTTGGTATTAATAGAACATCATCATACGTTAACGCCTTATTTTTTATTTTATCCATAACCTTTATTTTTTTTAATCATTTTTGTTATCTTCATTCATTTCATCCCCAAAACTTAAACCATCAAATTCTTCAGATAGTATATGGAACATTAAACCTGGTAAACATAAAATAACTGGTACTAGTAAAAGTAAGGCAGATATAATTTTTAATACCCAATAAATTAATCTATACATCTTTTTTAGTTTTACGTTTACGTGTTGTTTTTTTAAGTTGACTCTCAACTTTTTTTTCAATTTTAGGGTCACCGTGTTCTTCTAACCAATCAGTGATAATTGTGTTTTTTTTATTTGGGATTTCAATTGTAACATATTCAGGAAAAAACATATTTAACCCTACACCTGTACATACACTTATTGTATTTTTTTTATTCATATCTATTATTTAACATTCTTTTTAATTCATTATACCCAATAAAATCTTCAAATTTATTATGATAAAGATTAATATAATTGTAAGCGGACTTATAATGTTCTTTCGTTTCACAACTTTCTATCACTTTAACACATTTTTTTTTAGCCTTTATTTGTTTTAGTATCTCCATTTTTAATTTCCTCTTTCATTTTTATAATTCTATCACACATCTCATATTCTTCTATTGATTCATAGAATTCTAAGCATTTATTAAGTGAGTTAATCAAATTATATTTATTTATTTCAGTGGTTAATATATACCCACTAATTGGGTTTATAATTCTAAAAATAGTCAGTTTTTCTAATCCCTCATCAATGGATTTTCTAACTCCCTCAACTATTAATGAATTTATTAACCATTTATTTTTTAATAAAAATTCTTTAGCGTCTTGTTCATCACTAAAATAAAAATCTTTCATAATGATAAAATTCTTATTTTATATTCCCCATATAGATGCTCCACAAAATCTTGAGATATTTTTACAGAAATTTCGGCAGTCAATCCAAAATAATCAATTATAAATCTAGTGATAGATTGTGATAACATATGTCTACCATGAGAAGAAGTAATATCAAAAGTACTTAACAACCAACCACATTCTACTTTAGTTGGTAACCCTAATTTATCCTCAACAGTTTGAAAATCATTAGACAAAAACTTAAACATTCTTTCTTTTGAGTAAACAGTTACATTAGACATAATGAATATTTTAGACAAATATATAAAAAATTTTTTATTATTCCAAATCTATTTCATTAATTAATTTAAAAAGTTTATGATCATTTAAACCTAACCTTTCTTTACACTCAATTAGATTAGGACTATATATTTCATAATACTGTTGATATTTTTCATACTCGACTAATAACATATCCAATAAATCTTTAAAATCGTAAAATACTGTTTTATCTGTAGTATTATTTAATATAGTTAATACATTTTCTTTTTCACCTTTATGAATCTTATCTATTAATAAATGTGAACTACTTTTTATTATAGAAATTTTCAATTGTTCTAAAATTTGATCAATTTTATCTCTATAAATTTTTATTTGTTCACTACTATTTCTTAAACTATTTAAATCTTCCTGAATAAGTTTACCATCTTTTTCAAGAAATTTTACTAAAGCCTCAATTAGATTTTTATTTTCCATACCCAATATTAATTAATTTTTTTAAAAAAATCAATATATGTGAGGTAATTTAATTTTTTTTTATATATTTGTATAAAATTTTATTATGAATATTTTTGTATTAGATAACAATCCAAAAGTGGCTGCTCAAATGCACAATGATAAACATGTTGTTAAAATGATTTTGGAGAGTGCTCAATTATTATGTGGTGTACATCATATGACTGGTGGTACAGCACCATATGGTTTATCGCATAAAAACCATCCTTGTTCTATATGGGCTAGAGAATGTATCGAAAATTACATATGGTTGTGTGATTTAGGGTTAGAGTTATGTAAAGAATATACTCACAGATACGGAAAACGACACAAATCACAAGATATTATCGAATGGTGTCTTATCCATAAACCAAATATAAAAGAAATAGGGAACATTACTTCGTTTGCTTTGGCAATGCCTGATGAATGTAAAATAGGTAATGCAGTAGAATCATATAGAGAATATTATTTAAAATACAAAAAAGATTTCTCTAAATGGACTAACAGAAATTCCCCTTACTGGTTTATTGAGAAAGGTGTGTCATTAGAACACCACCAATAGAAGAAGCATGTATTAACATGTGTGTTATCTGATCATTAGTCAGAGTTTTTAAATCTTCTGTATAATCTATACCTAAAGTCCCAATGAATTTACCATCAATATTTTTTATTGCGAAAAGGTAACCTGATTTACAATTAGCACTTTCTGCAATATCCTTCAACCCAAATGTCGCGACGGTAACATCTTTGTAATCAGGTATCGCAATATAATCGTGATGGTATAATTGATTAATTGATCTAGAAAATAAATTCACTGCCATATTTTTAAAATTTGCCTGTATGGAATGTGTATTTTCTGACACAACTTCATACATAATAGAGAATTTTGCCATAGATTTACCTGTCGGATAAAAGTTACCACCATTATGGAATTGGGTAATCCATACTCTATTAGCACCCATTTCTTCCCTAATATCGTCAATTTTAGAATAAACTATTTCACTAACTTTAAGTGTTTCTGTAACCATATCAGGTTTTTTTCTTTTATCTAACCAGTTTTTTACTAAGAGAATTGTTACTGGACTGATTACACCAGTAATGAAAGCTATTATAATTTCACCCATATTGAACATTTTAATTATAAATATAATTTACTATGTAAAAGTGCGTATTATGATAAAAAAAATGGGGAGAAAAATTCCCCCCATTCATTGTTAGATATTTAGTATTATAGAATACTTTCAGATAAACTCCACAACATCTTATTAACTTCTAGATTTTGTTCGATAGAACGAATTGCTCTACTACGAGATCTTCTAAGACTACCATTTTCTTTTGGTGTCACAATTAAAGTTCCACCTTGTAACATATTTTCTTGAACTCTATTAAAGACACTCCACAAATCATTTCCAGAGTCTTCAGTTCTACGGATAGATAACATCTGATTTAAGTCAATCATTTTATCCTCACCCCATCTTTCATTTGCTACCATTTTAGCAAAATCATATTGTTGGGATTGACTAAGTTCTTTTGACATCATCTTTTGAACTTTACCAACAACTAAAGGAATTTTTTCAGTTGTCATACCAACAACATTCATAATATCTTCTGATTGGAACCCTTTGTGCATTACTCTGAACTGATCAAAAGTCTTATCCGCAATAACCAATCCATTAGAACACACCAAACGAAATAAACCAACGTGAAATTTAAATGAAGAACTACCATCGTGAGAATTTGTTAATAGAATCTCTGGATGTGTATCACCGATTTCTCTAGCAATTTTAATGTTTTCTTCATTTCTAAAACGAATCATATGTTTTTTAAATGGTGACTTAGACTCATTACCCTTTCTACTTCTGGTTTGTACCGCTTGAGTTGGTAACCAACCCTGCTCACCCAAAAGATCAATTACTTCTGTAGTAGGAATGAATCTGTAATGATTCGACAAATGATTTGACGGTACTTGTGTAAGTGCCGAAGGACAAATTGACCCAATCTGATTTAAATCTAAATAGTTCATAATTTTTTGTTTTATTTAGACAAATATAGGTATAATTTTTAAATGTACAAAATATTTTATTGATTTTTTTTAATATTTATAATATATTAATGTATATATGAGAAAATTAAGTAAACCAGAAATAAAATTTCTAACATATTTAGATCAACATTTAGATGATGTTAGTGATAAAAATAAAGCATTTAAATTCCTAAAGGATGATTTAGGTTTAGACTCAAAAGAAGCTGCCCATTTATATTCTATTTGGTATTATACTAAAGGTGAGGGGGATTATAGTGAAATAGAATACGATGAAAATACTCTTTTATCTTTTATTAAGAAAATGAGTTCTTTTAATTCTGATTCTGAAAGATCGGATTACATAGATTATATGTACGATAATGAATACGAAAAATTAGAAAAAATATACGGTGACTGGTTTAATGTAAAATGTGGTGGATGGAGAAGTACAACACCTTGTATTGTTTGGAATGATGATTCTGTTACGTTAGAATTAGATTCTGATGACTGGGAAAAATATTTTTCGGGTTTAGGTGAAAATGACTTATGGGTTTATAACAAAGCACATAGTTCATATGGTGATGATTATGATGAAATGGATGATGATGAATTTAATTATCCCTATACCAATGAAGAAACTATAGAACTTTTAGAAGAGTTAGCAATAATTGCGGGTAAAAATTATTGGCCTGGTAAAGATGGATCTAACCCAAATGAGGAAGGTGTCATCGCAAAATTTTTAGATAGTATATTACCTACAGAATATTATAACACTATTGTATCTGATTATACTACTGAATTGGGTTATGTAGTTACTAGATCTAGAAATGCTGCTACAAGAGAGGAATACGATTCGGAAATAAAATATAATATAAAAGACGCTAGTTGTAGTAGTGGTTCTTATTGTATAGAAGTTCCATATGAGGATTTAGTAGAAATAATTATAGAAAAAAATTTATTAAATTTATCAGAATTAAAAGATGCTGAAATACAACCAAGTGTTTATTTAGAAGATTCTTATTATGAAAAGTGGGTAGATGAAGAAGGTATTGAGGATGTAGTTACAGAATTTAATAGAACGTTGAGGAGGATAATAGATTCGATAATTGAAGAGGACAATATTGATTTATCAAAAATTATAGAAAACAGAAGAAAATTTAATGAACTGGTTGAAAAACTAGGATTTAAATTAGTAACCAAAACCACCAACAAAGGAGACTGGTATAGAAGTGAGGATGGTAAATTAGAATTCTACACTAATGATGTTGATTTAGATTCTAATAAAATTAAATTTACTTATGAAGGTAAGAGTCATCTTGTTCCAATAGAGGATTTAACTAATTGGGTACACGGAAGTGTGTTAGATTTAAACGAAAGTGTTAGGTTTAATAAAAAGTTATTAAAGGAAAATAAAAATATTATAACTAAAATTTCTATTTTTGATTTTGATGGTACTCTTATGGATACACCACACCCAGAAGAAGGTAAAAAACAATGGGAAGAATTTACTGGTAAAGAATATCCACATATTGGATGGTGGAGTAAACCAGAATCTTTAGATGACGCAATATTTGATATACAACCAATAGAACAAACTGTAGAGGATTATATGTTGGAATTAAAAAATCCTAATACTTTAGTTATTATGTTAACTGGTAGACTACCACAACAATCAAAACAGGTAGAAGGACTTTTAAAGTTACATAATATTCAGTTTGATGAGTATCATTACAAAGGAAATGGTGATACTTTAGGTAGTAAAATTAATACACTAAGGACATTAATATTAAGATACCCTAACGTAGAACAAATAGAAATGTGGGAAGACAGAGAACCACACGCAATAGAATTTGAACGATGGGGGGAAGAGAACGGTATAGATTTAATAGTTAATTTGGTTTATTAATCTATCTGTGCCGAAGGTAGACTTTTTAAAAATGGGTAATTATCCATAATATAGTCTATAACCATGTCTTCATTAGAATAATACATATTCCATTTATCGTAATTAAAATAATCAGGCATGTATTCTTCATCATCATAGATATCTAATTCGTAAAGATTTTCACCTTCAGATATATAATGTTCATTGCACCAGTTATAGTAATCACTATCTACTAATTTTCTGTAATAATCTTCACCATCACCTTCTAATCTAAACACCACAGTTAATATCTTATCCGTATCACAAGATATTTCATAAATTTCTTCGATTATATAATTCATATCATATTTTCGAAATAAATATGTTAAAATGTGATAATGCGCAATTTTAGGTTATATTTTTTTGATATATCTATCATGTGTTTAGTACCTTTAGATTTACCATCCCAAAAAACGACACAAGCATCTGCGACTTTTGCCATCTCCTCATTTCTCATATAACCAGCCTTCTTACCGAATAAATCCCACATAGCTGGATATTGTTCTAAATTATAATGTTTTTCACTGGCGTATCTCTCACCTAGTTTATCTGCCCCATTTGCGGTTCCTGATATAATAGTAACGTCTTTTTGATTTTTTAAGATAATATCTAACTTTTTTTTAAGTTTAGGATAATCATTAAATTGTCTACTACCTGCAACTATTACCTTCATTAAGTTCGATTAATTTATCTAGATATTGTTTTGCTTTTTTTAGATCTTCTATACCATTTTTATGTCTCCATCGTGTAACGTACTTGACAACATTACCCTCAAAGAAATCTAAATTATGTGTATACGCATAATCCCACATTTCGATACCTTTGTTATAGTGGGATGGGTGAACTACCCTTTCGTTTGGGTTAATAGGTTTATCCATATTTTTTTATTATAATAATATGAATTTTTAAGTTAATAGTCAATAAAAATATTACATTTTTTTAACCCTAACCACTAAATCACCACTACCTTTAATAACTCTATGATATTTTTCTTTTGGTATGAATGTTCTTTCTGTAAGTGGTTTAGGTAATTCATTGTCAATTTGTATCATCCAATCAGTATTCCCTATACTCTCTACTATCCTATCTTCTTTATCTCTATGCCAAACAAGTTCAGAGTCATCAACATTATTAGAAAATGTCCTAATAAAAAAACCATTTACCTTATTTTCTTCAAATGGAAAGTTCATTTTATTTTCTTAATTCATTCATAAAGAAATCAAATACTTGATCCATATTAACCTTTGCTTCAGTTATATGATCATCTGCCCAATCATGACCATTATTTAGAATGTCATTTACCATATCATGATCAAATTCGTTTAACATTATATCTAATTGCCTTCTCATTTGTTTTAGGTTACTAAAAAACATGTAGTTTTCACCTCTAGAACTTTCACTAATAGTTTTTTTTACTATTCTTCTTAAATCTTTTTCTGTTAATTTTACTATATTTTTCATTTTACAATATTTTATTTAGTTATTTACCACCAAGTTCCCCCACCAGATAAACCTAATTGTTTTGCATATCTCGGTAATCGACAACTCCAATATCCCGCACTACATTTATCATTTTTTTGTGGACAATTATGTCTATCCGCAAATGCTTTTCTAGCTTTAGGATCTTTTAATTTAACCGCTAAATTACCACCACCAGACTTTGCACCGAATGAAACTTTCTTAACTTTACCATTACACATTACATAAACATAAAACTTTTTACTACCACCTCTCTTAGGTTTACTTAGTTCAACTTTCTTACCTTTATACTCCGCCTCATTTAATTGGTTATCCTCAAATGGTATATCTAACCACACTTTTTTACCTTCATAGATGTCTTGTTTACCGATATCTGTTTTTATTATTTCAGTATCTTCATATGATAAATCAATTTTACTTTTGTTATGTAATTCTCTAACTTCGTTTATTAATTTGAAGAAAGATTCACTACCATATCTATAAACTGTTTCTGTTAATTGTATTTGATTGTCTATATGATATTTTAAACCTTCACTAATAATAGTTCTGTTTTCAGTAATTAACATTCTATTAATGTTTAATGATTCATTTTTCTTAGATTTATAATTTTTAATTTTAATCGGACTTGGTGATTGACCCTTACCTGATTTACCATCCGTCTTTTCTCTTTCTCTTTTACGTCTACATGCAGAATCTTTTTCAGACTGACTCATTCTAGCAGCAACACTTTTTGCTCTACAAACAGGGTATCCACCTTTATCCGAATCTCCTCTACCACACTCAGGATGTCCACCACCTTCTTTTTTTCTACATATGTTAACCCAAGGTCCTTGTGGTTGTTTAGATCCTTTACTTTTCTTTTTAGTACCAAACCAAACTGCTAAATCCTCATCCAATCTATTTGCAACTTCTATATCATCAAAATTATAGGATTCGTTTCTTTTACCACTACAATAACTACCACTACATCTTTTCTTACCATCTAATCCTGCAATTTTACCTTTACAGACTTGAACTGCATATCCATTGGCATATACTGAAGGGTAAACATCATATTTAGATTTTGCTGCACTAACTCCTCTAGCACATAATTTATTTTTTTTCTTTTTACTTTCGTCTAATATTTCATCTTCACTATCCATATCTAAATGACTTTTAGGCATTATACTCATACCACCTTTATTTAAAAGTTTTTCTAATGCGATTGGTATGGCAGCGGATACTGCACCCAAACCTAATATACTAACAATTCTTAATAAGTCCATAGATTGTGACTTTAAAAATGATAACTCTTTTGGTGTTACATTTTCCCTATCTGTCACATATCTTTTTAATATTCTAGCTGCTTCACCAGTTTCTCTACCTTCTCTTTTAGCTGCGCCCATAAAAGAACTCCATTTATCTTTTAGTTTATCAAAGAATTCATTAGTTTCTTTTGGTTCTTCATCGGAAAAAAGACCTGTGGATTTACCATCAAATCTCATTTCCATTATTATTTTTTTTATACTTTCTCTATTTAATCTCATACCAATCTTATGTAACTTATTGTTATACCATATTTCTCTTCAAATAACTCATTTAATGTATTTTTAATATTTTCTGTCAAATATATTTCAAAGTCTTGCGAATCATACTCTAATTCAGATAATTGATCTTGAACTGTCATTCTCATTTCTATTGACTCACCTTCATCATTAAGAATATAACCATTAACCTCACTTTCCAGAATCTCAACCTCTAATTCAACTGAAAATTCTTCAATATAAAATTCAACATCTAATATCAAAATATTCATATCTAAATCATATATAGATTCACTAATATTAAATTTTTTACCCACTAAACTATCTAAATACTCCTCATATACCTTTTTGAAACCACCATTATATTCAAACCATATCGGTAACAGGATACGTAACTCTAAATCACTGTTTTTTTTAATATCTGCCAAATCATATGATAACCCATCTAATTTAGGTGATATACCCCTTTCTTTTAGTTTATCCCATACCCTATATAGTAAATTTTTAAGTTCATTATATGACTCCATATCTGATTGATAGTTCTCAGATAAAACCCTTCTAATAATTTTTTTTAAATGTTTTTCCTTTAACATAATTTTTTAATCTGTCCTGTATATAAAATAATATGTACCATCATAATATTGTTCATTTTCTTGTCCGTCATAGGGACCTAAAGTTTGACCTCTATCCTCATTTTCCGCTAAATATTCCTCAAGTCCACTTTCATCAAATGAAAAGTATCGACTAACCGCTTCTGTAAAACTAAAACCTAATTCATTTGTAAAATAATCTACCCCACTATATTCTATATTATCATATATTTCTTCTTCTTTTTTATCTATTAACTCTTCTTTGGCGGTTTCATAAAGAGATTCTAAATTACTTTTTTCTGTCTCTAACTGAGATTCTAAATCACTAATTTCAGTCATTAATTCATCAATTCTTCCCTCTAAATCTTCTATTTTTTTAATATTTTTTTTACGTTTATATTTAATATTATCTGAAATTAAATCATTCATTTCAGATTCTAAACTTTCTATCTCATCACTAAATTCACTAATTTTTTCTTCTAAGTCCTCAATAACTGATTCTACGTCATCTTTATCGTAACCAGCTTCACTAATAACATCGTCTTCATCCATTTCATCAACAAAATATTCAGCCTCCTCTCTAGCAAAGTCTCTCACCGCGTATTCATCAATTTCTATATAGTCATCTAATAAATATCTGTCGATATTTTCTAAACCACCTTGATTATCAACAAAATCTGAAAAATAAAGTCTCATAGATTCCTCAACTTCACTTTCATCACCAACGGCATAAACTTTTTCGGTAGTTAGATCTTTATATGTAGACATATCAAAATGTGAGTACATCATGTCTTCAATTAAAATGGGTGGTATAACTAAAAATAAAGACAAAGCCATTATCTTCTCATCATCCACATTTTCAATATTATCTAAGTCTGAATCCTGTAAATTATTAAACCCTTCTTCATCATTGTATTGATTATACAGATGTAGAACTTCTATTTTTAAATCCATATCGTCAATGGATAAATCATCACTTAGGAATCTCCAAACGTCCTCAATTGATCCGTCATAATCAAAAGAATTATTAATTGCGTTTAATAATTTTCTATGTATATTATTAATTTTACCTTCATTTAATATATTTACTATTTTCATTTCCTTTATATTTACTTTTATAAATATAAATATTACATTTTATTATAAAATTTATCAATATGTTAAAGATAGAAGTTAAAAATGGTAACATAGAAAGAGCCTTAAAGGAACTAAAAGGTAAGTTCATAAAAACTAATGTTACTAAAGAATGTAGAGACAGACAAGAGTTTGTTAAAAAATCAGTTAAAAATAGAGAACAAAGGAATAAAGCTATTTTTACCCAAAATAAAAAAAATAAAAATAATTAATATGAATGAAAAAGTTTTAAACTTATTAAATGGTCAAATTTGGTTGGAGAATAGAGCGTCTTTCTATTATTTAAACCTATCAATTCTATGTGATGTGAATGGTTATAGTGGTGCCGCAAAATTTTTTAGAAAACAATCAGAAGAAGAAAGATATCATATGCTAAAAATATGTGATTTTTTACTGGGGTGTGATAAGAAACCATCCATACCCACAAATACTTTTTTAGAAGATAAATACGAAGAATTCAACCTTATTAGGATTTTTGAGGACAGTCTATTCAATGAAAAAGAAATAACTAATACATTCAATGAATTATTAATTGAGTGTAGAGTATCAAATGATTTTAACACAGAAAACTTTATCCAATGGTTTATATGTGAACAAAGAGAAGAAGAGAATAAATTTAAATCATTAATCGATCAATTGAGGATAATTGGCAATAACGAATCAGGTTTATATCAATTTGATTTGAATGTCAAAAACTTGTAAAAAAAGAGAGTATCAAATTATCATAACATAGATAAAGATACTCTCTAATGATTCCACAAATTTAATATCCCCATACAAACCTTTTTTTTCTGCCCTAGCTTTATATCTATCATAAATCAGATCAAAATTATTTTGTAGTTCCTCAGGATTTATTTTACCCAAATAAAATAATGCTTTGTCAACAGTACTATCATTTTCCATCTTCCCACCATTTTATTATAAATATCTTAGAAAATGAAATTTACTGTTTATTCTCTTTCTAAGTCCATTTAATTTGTGGTATCGTTATGACAATCCCTATTTAACCTCAAATAACCTAAAACAGTATTTAAATATTCTGTCGATATAACCGTATCATCAACATTATTATTTTCTACCGTAGGGTTTTCTATACAACCTTCTTCCTCATAAGTATCTTGAACTAATTCTTCTTCCTCTTCTTCTATCCCTACAACCTCATCCACAGGGTGTATTTCTATTCTATCATTGATTGGTACTATAGGGGCCTCTCTAAGATTTATATTTCTCAATCGAGGTACTGCAATCATATAATCTTCAGTCACTGGTTCTTCTTCCATTATCGCCCCTAAGAACAAACCTGTTGGGTTTTTATCTGTTTTTTCATCTTTTAAATTTACCAAAAAACCCCTATTTAGTAAATCAATACTTACATATGAAGACATTTTAGATTCGTAAATCTCTTTTAAATGTTTCATATTTAAATAATTTATTAATAGATTACCAATTGTTTTATGATACTCACTTGTTTGTCTATTACAATATGAAAGTATTTGAACTATTTGGTATACGGTATCCTCAATCAATCTTAGTTCTAAACCTGACATATTATTTTCTGTCATTATCACAAATAATTTAGTTTTACCACTCTTTATTTTTTGTGCGTATGATTGATCAGGATTATTCATACAATTACTTAACTTTTTACCCGCCCATCTAAGATCCATTTCTGTATTTAGTTCTCTAATTTTTATATTCTCATTCGGTAATACTAAATCACCAACAAATAAAGGTTCGATTAAATTAACGCAGTATTTTTCTTTTTCTTTATTAATACCATTTAAAATATTTTCATAAGTTGGTTTAAATGCTTTGTTTTTATTTTGTAAATAAGTTGCAATTAATTCTGTTACCCATTCACCTTCTTTATTCATTATTTTTTTGATATTTACTATGAAATCGTATGATTCCTGAACATTCATTTTTTCTCTAACCATACACATAAAAGCCCATCTTTCATTATCCACAAAACTTTCAATATAATTTAAATGTTTTTCATCAAAATCACAATTATAAAAATTACTATCGACAATTGAAATCATTTTACATAACGTATACTTACCAGAAAATATTTTATTTGCCTTCTCTTTTAGTTTTTTGTTTAATTTATTACTGGTGAGTCTGTAGGCGTTCATAAATGTTAATGGGTTGAAATTTAAACCCTCCAACATATCCATAATATTTTTATTTGGTTTGATGTATTTTTTTGGTTCTAAAGTCCATATAATATCATTAAATTTTGCCCAATTATTTAAATATTCTTGAGGAATACTATTTCTATTATCTAACCAAGAAAGTGTATGGGTAGAAGGTATGTTCACCACATCTTTATTTTTTTCCACCCACAATTTCTTTTTATGATCAAAAAGTCTAACCATTTTGAAGTATTCTTTAATGTTTGTATAGTATTTCATAAACATATCTCTATATTTCACACTAAAATATAATCCAAAGTATGTCCTATTCAACTTTATAAAATTTTCTGTAATAAGTGGTTGTGATAATAATTCCATACATTCATCCACATTACAATAACATTTAAGTTCCTCTAACTTTTTAAATAGTCTTATCGCAGTATGTGCTGGAGTATAAATTGCAGTAATTTCTAATTGTTTATTATTTAAAAAATTTTCAAAATCTTCTGTGAAGAATAATTTATTATTTTCCAAATCAATACCAACTTGACAACAATTAAAATCAAAACCATTTAATATATACTGATAATCCTTACTTTTTATCTTGTCATAGATAGGGGTTATAATTATTGTATTAATCATTTCTTCTCTCTCTACTTTTACTATTTTGTAAGTAGTGCCAGACTCAAATGATAATTTTGTCACACTATAACCATCACCCTCAACAACTAAATTTGAACTTCTAAATGGCGCATGTGATTTAGGATATAGTTCACGTCCATCATCTTCTATAAAAATATCTAAATCGTTTATTGGGTATTCTCCCCCCCACACATAACCCATTAATAAGTTTGCAACTGCTCCTCCACTTAAAAACCCTTTGTTAGGGATATTTCCATAAACAGATAAATCCCCAATGATTCTTTCTACAATACCTTTTTCATTTAAAATGTTACTCTTCATAATTGTCTTTTTTATAGTTTTTAATTAAAAAATAAGCTGGTACAACAATACCTAAAAATATGATAGTATAAAATAAAAATGGAAAAATCAAAAATAACGCAACAATACTAAAAAAAGATATGACTGCGATTAAAGAATATTTTCTTATTTTATTCCTATCCAAATCATCAAAATCAAAATTCCACATATTAATAACTTCTTAAATATTTTGAAACTTCGTACTTAATTTCTTCTTCACTAACCCCATTAACAAATAAATCAATAACTAAATCAGTAATACCCTCACCTAATTCATCAAACTCATCCTTATCATCTAAATCATCATCGTAGTTATAATCATAAGGATTGTATGAAGATTTATTTTTATTCTCCACAATTAATTTATTATGGGTATATTTTTTATTACCCAATTTAGTTACCAACTTCTCACCCGCATTTAGTGAATCGAATACTTCTGATATCACTACATATTCTGATTCCGTGTGTTGTCTATAATAACCACAACCTAAGTTCAAACAATTAAAATCATATTTAGTTGCCAATTGATTTACATCAGTAAATGGGTCAATACTAAATTTACTGTAACCTGACTCATTTAAAACTTCTTTTATTTCTCCTTTGAATTGTTCATCAAATAACTTTACACCAAAACATACTTCAGTTATCCAATTAGATGAAGGTGCATCAAATTGAATTGCGTAACCAACATTGGTGAAAAAATTATCATCCGCCTCTTTAGATCCTAACATCCCTATTTCTTCCTCAACAAAAAACGCCCCTTTTAGTTTATCAAACTTATTAAACATTTCTAAACACAC